AAAAAAAATAAAGACGGATCTTTAAAGTCTATAACATATGGTAATAAAACCTTTTCTCAGAAGGGCAAACCAAAACGAAAAGATTCACACGTTAAAGCATATAAAAAACAGTTAAAATCGGGTAGCCGTAAGAAATAGGTCCGTCATCAATCGCCTCGGATGTAAAAGGGGAAGCAAGGGTCCGTTATCGGGTAGCTCAAGCGATTTGGCAATAATTTATTATTAACTATTTCTGAGGATTGACAAATGTCTAATCAGATAACTACCGCATTTGTGCAACAGTACAAGGCGAATGTAGAATTCCTTCTTCAACAGAAGGGTTCTGTCATGCGCCCGTATGTGCGGAATGAGACTCAGAATGCTGAATTCCAGTTCTATGATCGTATTGGAGCAACGGCCGCAGTTGAAGTTCTTACTCGACATGCAGATACCCCGTTGATCGAAACTCCTCATGATCGTAGACGCTGCCACTTAAGAGATTTCGATTGGGCTGATCTGATCGACCGCAAGGATCGTATCCGATTGCTTATTGACCCGACTTCTCCGTATGCACAGAATGCAGCATTTGCTCTAGGTCGTTCTCTAGATGACGTCATTATCGAAAATATGTTCGGTACGGCGTACACTGGAAAGACCGGATCAACGAGTACTACATTTCCGGCTGGACAACAAATCGCAGTGAATTATGCTGAAACTGGTTCCGCGACTACTGGTCTGATCATTGATAAACTACGAAACGCTCGTCAAAAGCTGATCGCAGCACAAAATGACAAATCAGAACCTCGCTATATAGCCATTTCAGCTATTCAAATGACTGATTTGTTGGCAAACTCACTAATTCAAAATGTTGATACTAGTGAGATCAAGGCGCTTGTACATGGTGAAGTTCCATATTACATGGGATTCAAATTCATCGAGTGTGAGCGACTATTAACAGATGGCTCTAGTCATCGACGTCTGCCTTGCTGGGTTCATTCAGGCATGTTGCTTGCAATGGGTGCAGAAATTCAGGCTGAAATCGGGCCACGACGTGACAAACGAAACTCGACTCAAGTTTACTCTGCTGCTTCTTTCGGCGCTGTCCGAATGGAAGAAGAGAAAATGATCGAGATCAAATGTGACGAATCATAATCTTAAGGAGATAAATCATGGCTACTGTTAGCGGTGTAAGTTACACCAAGGTAACAAATACGCCCGTTGATCTTATTCTTCCTAGGGATATGCACGGACGTGTTCGAGTAATGTATGATACATATGAAGCATCTTCTTTGGCAGATCCATCAACGATTCAGTTGTTTAAAATGCCTAAAGATGCTCGCGTGATCGATTTTAAGATCTGGCATGACGCTTTGGGTTCAGGTACTACCTTGGCCTTTGGCGATGCTGATGATACTGATCGTTTCATGGCAGCTGCAGCTTCCACTTCTGCTGGTGTTATGGTTCCCCTCGTTGGTAAAATTAATACCTTCCCTGGGTACACATTCACAGCTGAAACCCTTGTTTCTTTGACAATGGCTGGCGGTGCAGCTACAGGTACTATTCACGCATACATAATGTATGTTGTAGATTGATAACCTAAAACTGGACTCCCGGTTTCGGCCGGGAGGACTTTACTATGGCCAATTCAAAAGTAGAAATAGCAAATTTAGCTCTTATGCATGTTGGAGATAACGTTATTACTAGTTTCTCCGATGGTACTGCTGCAGCTAATACAATAAATACAGTCTATGAAACTATTAGAGATGCTGTATTACGAGATCATATTTGGAACTTTGCTGTAAAACAAGCAACTCCTTCTCTTGATGCTACTGCTCCAATTTATGGTTTTAATAATAGATTCGATATGCCAACCGATTTACTGAGATTAATTGAAATAGAAGATAATCCTAAATACAAGATTGAAGGTCGATTTATTCTCACAGATTCTAATCCAATTAATATACGTTATGTTTATAAAAACGAAACGGTCACTGAATATGATTCCATGTTTGTTCAAGCCCTGGCAGTCCGTTTAGCTGCTACTATAGCGGAACGGTTAACTCAAAGTAGCACACTAGCTGAAGAACTATTATCTGTCTATAGATTACATCTTAAAGACGCTAAATCAGTTGATGCTCAAGCTAATTATCCAGATGATTTAGAAGCAAATCTATGGTTAGATTCCAGGGTTAAAGGAACGAGTATCGGATCAGGTGATCTTTAATGGCAACAAAAAAGCCAACAGAATCTGGAATTAGGGCTGATACTTTTCAGACTAATTTTACAGCAGGCGAGTTTAGTCCTTTATTAGAAGGGCGTGTAGAACTTGCTAAATATAAAGATGCTGTATCTAAATTAGAAAACTTCTATACCTTTCCACATGGGCCTGTTGATAAAAGACCGGGCACTAGATTTATCTCCACTGTTAAAACAGAATCTGCTAAAACAAGATTAATTCCTTTTATATTTTCTACCATACAAGCCTACGTTTTAGAATTCGGAAATAATTACATTCGTTTCTATAGAGACGAAGGACAAATTACAAGTGGCGGTCCTGCTTACGAAATAAGTACTACCTACACAACCGCTCAAATCCCCGATTTAAAATTCACTCAATCAGCAGATATTCTTTATATTTGCCATAGTGCCCACGCTCCTAAACAGTTAAGCAGGACCGGTCATACTTCATGGACATTAAGTGCTTACGATTATGGAGACGGCCCTTATTTAGAAGAAAACGCAACATCGACAACTATCACTCCTTCTGGAACTACGGGTAGTATTACTCTTACTGCTTCTGCTTCATTGTTTACAGCAAATGACGTTGGCAGAAACGTAAGATTACAGCAAGCTTCTAAGTGGGGCGCGGCTAAGATAACAGGATACTCAAGTGCTACACTAGTAAATGCTACTGTAATAGATGACGATGATTCAGATTTTGAAAATACTTCAGCAGTAACAAATTGGAGATTAGGTTCCTGGTATATAGATAACTGGCCTGCAGGACAGCCCACCTTTTTTAACAATCGATTAGTTTTCTGTAATACAACAGCTGAACCAAATGCGTTTTGGTGTTCAAGATCAAATGACTTTAATAGTCATAAACCAACAATAAGAGACGGTTCTGTAACAGATTCAAACGCAGTTAATCGACTTATTACAGATAACCAGGTAAACGCAATATTTTGGTTAGTTGTCGATAATGCAGATATGTTTGCTGGAACTAGTGACGGACCTTTTAAAATATGGTCAGGTTCTACTACAGAAGCCTTTTCACCCACTAAGGTAAAAGTTGATAAGCAAACAAGAGACGGTGCTGCCAATATATCCCCATCTCCTGCAGGTGACTCTATTTTATATGTTTCTAGATCAACATTAAAAGTAAGAGAACTAAGTTTCAGTTTTGAAAAAGACAAGCATTTATCAGCTAATCTTTCATTGTTATCAGAACATATAACTAAACCAGGAATAGCTCATGTAGAATATATATCTGAACCAGATAGCCTCGTGTATTGTATTTTAACAGATGGTTCTCTTATTTCTATGACCTATAAAAGAGACGAGAATGTTATCGCTTGGCATAAACAAATATTAGGAGGTACTGGGGTTGAAGTTGAGTCACTTGCAGCAGTTCCTGGTATTGGCGGTACTTTTGATACACTATACATGATTGTCAAAAGAACCATAAATTCGGCAACACACAGGTATGTAGAGTTCTTAGAAAATCGATTTGAACCCTCTTCATTGACCGATAAAGACGACGCGTTCTTTGTTGACTCTGGTCTTTCATATGCAGGAGGTTCTACTTCGACGATTACGGGATTAACTCATTTAGAAGGAGAGGTAGTTACTATACTATCAGAAGGAGCTACCCATGCGAATAAAACAGTATCCTCTGGTCAAATAACATTAGATAGAGCAACAACTAGGTGCCATGTAGGATTGGGGTACACATCTAAACTAGTAACTCTACCATTAGAAGCTGCCATGGCCACTGGTACTGCTCAAGGTAAAACTAAACGAATATCAGAGGTATTACTTAGATTATATAAATCATTAGGAGGTCAAATTGGCCCTAGTGAGAATAATCTAGAACGAATGTTAACAAGATCAGGATTAAATCCAATGGATAGTTCTCCTCCATTAGAGACAGGCGATAGGATATTAAACTTTAATGGTCCTCACGAAAGACAAGCTAAAGTTACTGTTATTCACGACGAACCATTGCCTTTTACTTTGGTTGCTATAGGACCTAGAGGTGAAATACAAAAACGATGAACAAGTGCCCGGCTTGTGGCTCTACTCACTTAGAACCCTGGAAAGAACGTATCTTTTCAAACGTTCATGAATGGGTTAATTGTTTGGATTGTGATCATTTATGGATAAAAAGATTAGATACTGGAGAGTGGATAGACTCTTCTTCTATAACTTGTCAACAACACACGTATGAGCAATCCAGCAAGCAGGCTAGTAAGGTTCGAGGCTTGGCACCTAAACTGGCTCGACTTTAACGATATTAATGGCTTAGGTTTAGCGGGTATAATATCCCAAAGTGACGCGAAATTAATAGAAGATCATTGTACTAGTTGGACTGGTATCCAAGATGGTAAGATCGTAGGATGCGGAGGATTTACTCCTCTTTGGGAAGGAGTAGCTGAGATTTGGATGTACTTACAACCAGATGCTTTTAAAAGAAAAAAAATAGCTTTAAAGTTAATGAAACATATTTTAAATGATATAATAGAACAGAAGAGGTACCATCGAATTCAAGCGATCGTCTTAAAAGATTATAAAGCAGGAATAAGATTTGCTGAGTTTTTTGGTTTCAAAAACGAGGGATTAATGAAAAGCTATAGTGTAAATAAAGAAGATTTCTATAGATATGCGAGGATAATTTAATGACTGGACTTTCAGCAGGGGTAAAGGCAGGAATAGCTATTGCTGGAACCATTGCTTCTACAGCCATGACTGTTTATTCGCAACAGCAACAAGCGAAAGGCGCTATGGCTAATGCTGCATATAACGCTTCATTAAACCGCATGGACATGGAGCAGAATAACCGTAACAGAGCAATCGAAAGAACACAAGATTTAAAAAGATATACAATTCAACAAGGTAAGATGCAAAACGAGAACATGCCGTTAGATTTTATGTATGCCGACTTAGAATCATTTGAATATCAAGCATTAGTTAAAGATTACGCAGTAGCTCAAGCTAACCAAACTCTTGAAGCTAGGGCAAGGGGTGGTATATATCAAGGTAATGTTCGAGCGGCTAATTTACAAACAGCCTCATATGCAACCGCATTAGGGGGAGCTTCAGATGCTACTATGATGGGAGTACATCCTGAAACAGGTAAATCACGATTTGGATAGGTAAATTATGGATCCTTTTATATTAAGAGAACAATTTAAAGTTCCTAGAGG